ACAAGTTATGACAAGATGGTTAATAATATGCACCTTAGTATTGCAGAGCTGCGCCATAACCGACAACCTCTCAGACGGGTATGATCGTGGTGACATTACTAAGGGATTGGTGGAGGACTTTAAGATTTATTGTACCGCACCTGTCACCTACATTCGTAAAGCGGGTAGGACAGTTGTATTAGTAACCACAGGAATACTTTTACCGGACGTATGCCCATGATCGTAGAGTTTCCAGACAACAAAACAGAAAGGTTGATAGAAGACGCAATGGAACAACTTGGCACTTGGGTAGAAGGCCAAATAGAACTAGGAGTAAGCCCTATAATTTTAATAGGATTGATGGAGACATATAAGTCTGCACTCTCCTATAACCTGCTAGTAGATGAGGACGAGTAATGCCAACAATTCGTAAAGATGAATTCGGAAACATAATTCCTGACTTTGGAATTGAGACTGGGCTTGCTTCTTATTTACCGGGACAAGAGTCAGCATTTAATCCAGAAGCTCTTCGTGAAGTATTAAGTGGAGCAATTTCACAAGGTTTATTAAATCTACCAGTAAACATTGGCGACATTAATGACCCTGAAATTTTAAAACAAATCGCATTATATCTTGAGCAAATGGACGCTGAAAATACTTTGCGTACTAATGACGGCTTTGTCCAAGGTAGCGCTCCTGTATTTACCACTGGTGACGCAGTAACAGGCGAGTCTGGAGAGATGACAAATCTGGGAGGCAAAGCTGCCAGAGATTATTATGCTCAATTTACTCCAGAAGAAATAGCAGCAATGCGAGCTACCAACGCAGCGGTTCTTGATGTTCCATTAAATGTAGCTCAAGGCGCTTTAATGGGAACAGAAATGTTAACCAATGTTGCGGGAGCAGATAATGTTGTTTCGCAAACATTAGGCGAATGGCAAGATGTTCTTGGCGACATGATGTCAGAGCAATCAAAACTAGATAAAGCAGAAATATCTAGGATCATGTCTGAAGCTGAAGGCACTGGCGCTTGGAATGAAATCAAAGCAGCAGCAGAAGCATTTGGTGTAGCTCCTATTGATTTTATATCTAATGCTCTTGGTACAACTATTCCTGTTATTGCAGCAACCGCTGTTACAGGTGGAGGTATTTTACCTGCTACTGCTGTAGGTGCTGCAACTGGAGTTGGCACTGCAAAAGGCGCTATTTATGACGCAACCAAGCAAGAAATGCTCAACCAAGGAATGTCTGAAGAACAAGCAAATCAAATAGCTAGTGATGCGCAATCTTATGGTGGAGAAAATTTAGGTGAAATTCTTATTAGTGGTGGCTTTGGCGCATTAGCCGGTTCTACTGGTGTAGAAGCATCTGTTTCTAGAATACTACAAGGTCTTGGCAAAGGTGGTGCAGCCACAGTACTTAAAGGCGCAGCAGGTGAAAGTCTTGGTGAATTTGGTGAAGGTGGCGCAGAACAGTACGCAACTAATAAAGCTCTTCAAGAATTAGGACTAGATGTTACTGACTTCCAAGGAGTAATAGGAAACGCTACTCTTGAATCATTAGCAGGAGCGGCTACTGGTGGTGGTATTTCTGCAATAGAAGCAGCAGGAGAAGGAGGAACTGAAGGGATAGCTGACACTGGAAACAACCTTCAAATAGTAAAAGATTTTAACGAAGCATATAACAGAAACTTAGAGTCTCTTTCTAACGATGTTGAATCGTTAACAACCACTGGGTTAGAAAACGAACTTACATCTAATACTCTTGGATCAGAAATTACAGGAACAGAAGACACTAGCGGTGCTGCTACTAGGGATTTAAATACAAGCCCTAAAAATATTAATGAAGTTACAGAAGCGGAAATTAATGAATTTGAATCTGCTCTTGAAGAATCAGGATTAACAACACAAACAACACAAACAACACAAACAACACAAACAACCCAAACAGCAGCACAACAGTCAGGAAATAAAGTAGCTGCTTTGTCGGCGCTTTCTAATAAAGCTATTGCTTTGTTTGGAGCGGGCGCTGCTGCTATTGCCGCCTTAGTGTATGCCGCTAATAAAAGTGGATCATCAGCCGCAGAGGTTGCGGCAGCTACAAACATGACAGTGGATCAAGTAAATAAACTTGCCTCTGAAGCGGGTCAAACAATTAACAATCAAAGTAATACTTTAACAGTTACAGGCGAAGCTGCTTCCGACAAGGCTGCTGCGGATGCTGCTGCCGCTAAACAAGCTCAGTTAGCTCAAGAAGCAGCACAAGCTAGAGCAGATGGAAATACAGATGCAGCTTTACAAAAACAAGCTGCAGACGCTAAAGCAGCCGCAGACAAAGCAGCCGCAGATAAAGCAGCAGCCGACGCAAAGGCAGCAGCCGACGCTAAACTTGCCGCAGATATAAAAGCCGCCGCAGACGCGAAAGCAGCAGCCGATGCAGCAGCTAAAACCGCAGCTGATTCTAAAGCAACCTCTGATGCAGCAGCAGCGTCCGCAGCAGAAGCAACTACTAGAGCAGAAGCAGCAGCAACTAATGAAGCTAAAGTAAAAGCAGAAGCAGCAGCGGCAATTAAAGCCGCTCAAGACGCAGCAGCAGCATCTCTAGCAGCTTTAGACGCAAAAGCAAAAGCAGAAGCAGACGCAAAAGCAGAAGCAGCAGCGGAAGCAGCCGCAGCGGCAGAAGCAGCGGCAGCACAAGCAGCGGCTGACGCAAAGGCAGCGGCTGACGCAAAGGCAGCAGCGGACGCTAAAGCTGCTGCAGACGCAAAAGCAAGTGCAGACGCTAAAGCTCAAGCCGATGCAAAAGCACAAGCGGATGCAAAAGCTCAGGCAGATGCTAAGGCAGCAGCTGATGCACAGGCTGCTGCAGAGGCAAAAGCTGCTGCTGACGCTAAAGCAGCAACAGATGCTAAAGCTGCCGCTGATGCAGCAGCCGCCGCAAGCACTACAACAGACATTACAACAGATACAACTACAGATACAAACACATTAAGCAATGTAGTAACAAATTCTAATGCATCAACAGCCATTAATAATGCTGTAACGTCATCTTTATCTAGTGGCGCTGACATTACAACAAGTGTTAACAACTCTGTATCAACAAGTATTAATAATGGCGTTAACACTAATACAGCAGTTTCTTCTTCTGTTAGTTCTGCTGTGACAACCTCTGTAACTTCAGGAGCAAATGTTTCTACAGTAGTTGATTCGGCTGTTACTTCTGCTATTAACTCTACTGCAAATGCAAATGGAGATGTTAATTCTGCTATCAATGCAGCGGTTAACTCAGCTATTAATTCAGCAGCTAATTCAGGAGCAAACGTAAATGCTGCTACTAACGCCGCTGTTAATGCTGCAATAAACTCTGCTGTTAACTCAGGGGTAAATGTTAATACAGCTACTAACATTGCTAATAACGCAGCAACAAATGCAAATTCAAACGTTAACTCAAATATAAACACAAACGTTAACCCTAACGTTAACCCTAACGTTAACCCGAACGTTAATCCAAACGTTAACCCTAATGTAAACCCTAACGTTAACCCTAATTTAAACGTTAATCCAAACATTAATCCCAATGTTAATCCTAATGTAAACCCTAACGTTAACGTAAATCCTAATATTAATATTAATCCTGATTTTAACCCAAATATTAATCAGGAAGTTCCTGATCCTGAAGAACAACGACAAGGATTAATTCAGTTAATACAGCAAACACCGGTAACAGAATCAATTCTGTTTCAACCAAGATTTACAGAAATACAAAACGTACAACAAGGAATGTTTGAACAATTCCTTCGTGCCGCAGGAGGCAGACGATGACATACCTAGAAGCAATCAATAGTGTCCTTCGGCGATTGCGTGAAGACCAAGCTAACACAGCGTTAGAGTCTGACTACTCCGCACTGATCGGAGACTTTGTTAATGACGCAAAGAGAATTGTAGAAAACTCTTGGAACTGGTCTGCTCTTCGCGACACAATCCTAGTCAATACAGTCTCTGGTACGTCAGAGTATTCCTTAACTGGCTCTGGTCAGGAAGCAGTACTCAAGGATGTCATTAACGATTCATCCAACAGGATGATGAGGCTCGAAACAAAGTCATTCTTTAACAACGTCTATTACAACCAAGACGTAACCAATGGCTCACCGTCCACTTATACTATCACTGGTGTGGATGCTAATGATGATTTAAAGGTCAAGGTATACCCACAACCTGACGGTATATATAACCTGCGGTTTGATATGGCAAAACCTCAAGGACTAATTAGCGCTGACGCAACCAAGATCAAAGTGCCACACAACCCTGTGGTTCAGATGGCATTCGCGATGGCTCTACGGGAGCGTGGTGAGACAGGCGGTCAGTCAGCAGCAGAACAATTTGCTATTGCGTCCACTGCTTTGTCTGATGCGATAGCTATAGACGCTAACCGTTACCCTGATGAAACTACTTTTATGGTGGTATAGATGGCACAACAACTCCAAAGTATCACCATTACCGCTCCGGGATTTGCGGGTATTAACACCCAAGATGCA